TTGACCTCTAATTCCACCACAAGATTGAAATGAATTATTTTTTTTAATATTAATTAATAATGCCTGATCAGTTAAACTTATTGGACAACCACAAAGACCTAATACATACTCTGGGTTTGGATCGGTTGTCACCGTACCACTAACAGTAAAACATACATTTGGTCTACCATCTAAATCATAAGAATTTAAATAAACTTGACCAGAATATTCATCAACTAAACCATTACTATAATTTTTAAACAAATTATTAAAAATAATGTAATCATTAAAAATACTAATAGATGTCGCAGAAAAAGTATCTATCAAACATCTAAATTGATTCATATATTCTTTACCGCCATCATAAGGACCAATATGTGGATTATTACCTTCAAAAATATTTAGATTAGTATTTGACCCCGCAGTTTCTCTATACCATAACCCATTTAACTGATAATAATTATATGGTGTTTCTGGTAGAATTTTAGGAAATCCATTTTCATCAATATTAAATGGTGTTATATCATCAAAACCTGTTAATTGATTAAGTATTAATTTAAATATTTCTACATTAATTGGTTTTTTTGCTATATAAACATGTTCATTAAAACTAACCAATTGTTCTGGTGTACCTATAAAATCAAATATGAATTCAATTGCCTTTCTACTACCTTTACTTCTCCAAATATGCGCAGTATTTATAACCAATCTTCTCCAAAATTCTATCTCCGCATCATATTTAGAATAATTTATAGTATATCCACTATAAACCGATTGTGTTGGTATAAAACTTGAAATTAAATCCACATCAGACATAGGTCTCAATAAAGACCATCCAATGTTATTTGAGTAATTTTTAATTAATGAATCTGGTATATTACCTTTCTTATCATAACTAGTAGTTTTTAAATATGAGAGTCCATCTATATATTTTTTAGTTTCATCAAATTCTCTACCAAATATATTAATTAATTTACTTACCTTTTCAGCCTCATTCTCATCTTCACTACCATCACCTCTTCTAATCTTATTTAATCTGTTAATTGCTTCCGCAACTAATCTTCTATTCATAATATTCGTATCATTTTCGTCAAAATAATCACAAAATTGATATAAGTTTGTAATATACTCAGTGTAACCAGAAGAAATGATATCTAAATTATAACCATCAATAATTGGCCATGTAAAAGATTGATTAACAAATATATCAAATGGTCCTTGTTCCGATGTTTTAAAATAACTAAATTTTGATGTGTAAGGTGGTAAAATATATCTATCTAATAATTGAGTCGATAAATCAGATAATGATGAAAAAAATTTTTCAACTTCAATACTGTTAGGTTTAATATGATAAGATGTAGATAAAGTACCTCCACTTGTCGATGAAAATGGATTACCAATAACTTCAAAATAAACATTATCATTATATACTTGAGATGAACCAGTATATGAATTTATTGGATATTCAATATTATTATAAAATATAGTGTATTTACTATATTCTAAATTTAAATTCCTTAAAGGATTTTCTAAGCCATCACTAGAATTAAATTCTGAAACATATTTTATATCAAAATAGTTATTAAAAAAACTATTATTAACATAAAATGTAGATTTATTAGTAATTGCATCATACTGATAATTTTCTACAGTATTTCCAGTATATGTTTCAATTACATTATTAACGTATATAGAAGCAGGCCAGTTAATTATTATTTGTTCAACATTTACTCTAAAATATTCTTTAAGTGAACCAAAGTAAGAATAACTTTTTGGTTGACTATAATCTGGATTTAATATTAATTTTGTCTTATTTTTTCGTAAAAAATTATCTTCATTTGAAGTTTCTCCGATATCACTTAGAGTAATGTATTCTGAAGATTCTCCTTGACTATAAGTTTTATTTTGTTTTTCAGAAAATGTTGTATCTATCTGAAAATTACCGACAGTAAATAATGGAGTTCCTCCATCAGTCGCAAATTGTAGACCAACTAAATTATCATTAACAATATTATTTATTACCCTAAACTTATTCGCCATTATTATATACCATTAGTTATTTGATTAAAATCTTTGGTAAAATCAATATTAGTTCTTTGTTCTCTAATTTCATATAAAGGTTTACCATAATCATCTTTAATCTCAAATAAATCGTATTGTTTATAAATTTCATTATTAGAATTATAAATAGTATAAATACCATCTTCATTAGATCTTGTCTGATTACCAAACAATCCATTAGCTAACGTATCAAAATCATGTTCAACCATATCAATTTCCACCATAAGAGGATTAAAATATGTGTTGGTTAATATAATTGTTTGTCCTGGTATACCAATAAATGGTTGAGCATTTGGTTTAACGTTAGGAGCTGAACTTGGTGATAATGTACAAAAAATTAAAGTAGAGTTATCATTAAATCGATATTTAATAGATTTTTGAGTAGTGTTAGTTAAATTTTCACTAACAGGTTCAGCTTTATTATTTGAAGTAACTACCCTAAACAAATTTTGTATCTTTTTTTCTGTTATAGTTGGATCGGTACTAAGATATTCAACTCTATAACCAACTAATCCTTGATTTTCAAATTTATTAATGTCTTCAGCTGGTATGGATGAAGCGTCTAAAACTAATCCTTTTATGTTTGGAAATGCCGATAAAACACCACAATCCTTTATGGTAGTTCTAATTTCTTTAGGTCTAATAACTATAGTATATATACCTTTAACATTAAAAATAGTTGTAGGTAATGTTAATGTATACATTCCACCAAATATTTGATTAGGATTACTTGGATTATCTACTTTTTTTATTATAGTATTAGGATCACTAATTTTAATCAAATTAACCGGACCAGTGGTTGATCTTGAAGGACTATAATGATAATAAACCTCCATATCGTTTGGTGAAACATCTGCGGGTCTTACGGTTCCATAAACACCTGTTGCCATTACTTAATATTGTTTTTTAATGTTATAAAATTTGTTTCCATATCTTTCAAGTTGTGATAAAGTGTCAATTTCACCCAATTTCATTTGTGTTTCTTTGACTGAAGTCACACCCCTATCTATAAATACATCATTATCGATTTCGTGCGGAAAAACTACACCTAAATCTAATTCTTCTTTAGTTAATGCAGATAAAGATGTGTTTGTTTCATTCCATCCTTCTGAAATATAACTAAATAATGTGGTATTTATAATTCTATCCATTTTAAATGTATCATCATATACGGTTCTCTTAATATTTTCATCAATGTATTTAATACCACTGTCATTCATATTATTAATCAATGAATCAATAACATACGTAATTGAACTATTTGTTAATGATAATACGCCAGTAAAATATTGTGTAGGGTTTGAATTTAAATTAAAGCCTATTTGATATGGATTAGTTCTATTATAACTTTTTACCAAATTAACCGTACTATTTGTTAACCCAGTTATAGTACCCCCACTAAAGAAGTAGTCTGAAGGTGTTTGACCTCTAAGTCTATATAATAATTTTTGATCAAAAGTGTAAGGTCCAGTAAAAACAATATCATGGTTTAGTGGGGTTGTCCAAGTTAAACCACTTAGATATGTCGAATAATAATTTTCTAAAATATCATAGTTTGGTTCTTCATCCACATATTCCATATCAAGATAAATCCCCATATCATCAATAGTTTCTTTTAAAAAAATGTTAATTGAGAATGATTTTTCAATAATTTTTCCCCAATTAAAATCAATATCAACACTATTTTCTGTAACAATATCTTTAGTTTGAACAATAATACACCCATCACTACCCAAAGAAATTGATTTAGAATCCAATTTTAAAGGTGATTTTCTACTAATTAAATCTTCTAATCTAACTATTCTTTGTATTAATTCCATTATTGAACTCGTAATTTATAAAGATTTATTGTCATAAGATTTGGATTTATATTGATAGATCTTAAAGTATTATCAACATTATATTTAAAAACACCATCATTATTATCCTTAAAAATTGTATATTTTACATTTAATTTTTCAAATAAACTTGGATCATAAATTGGTAACACTGAATCAGATACAGAATATAATTGTACTATTCTGCCATTAACAGCATTATTCATACTAGCCCTCATATAAATATTTTTAGGATTGTTTTCAACATCTTTATTTAACCAATATAAATAATACCCTTCAGCCATTTTGTTAGGTAATATTATGGGGTTACTAAGTAAATATGAAACAGGTAATGATGAAACATCTAAAGGATTACCATAATTAGGATTTGGTGAAATACAATTTGGATCTGCATTTGAACACCCAGTTAAATCTTTTTGATCTGACCCTATCTGTGTAAAATAAATAATATCAAATAAAAAATTAGTATTAGTTACTTGATCTGAATCGTAAAAAGATAATCTTAAAAAACTATTTAAAAATCTATTTCTTCTAAATTTGACATCTTCATTTGTCACCCCTAAATCCGAATAAGTCATTGGTAACCCTGGTTCATTCCATAACTTTATTTTAATTTCTTTTATTTCTTGTCCAGTATTTTGATCATAAGGTGTAAATTTAGATTTTTCATAACTAATTATTGGGTTTATCGAATTTTTAGTTTCTTTATCAACAAATTCAGTTTGAACAAGTTCAGAATTATCAATAGGTATAAAATCCAAAGAAAATGGTAATACCATGGTACTACCAGTTGGTGCTGTTAGTAATGAACTAGCTAAAATCTTATATCTATTAACAAACATCTTGAATATTAGTTTCTATTCCATTTATATTACAAGGTATTCCAATAAATATTGGATTATTACCATGACTATAATTTAATTCTGGATCTTGCCTTTTAAGTGATAAAAAAACGTTTGTAGTGATATAATTCATATCATTTAAAAATGGATAATCTACTCCTCTACCCAATTCATCAAAATAACCCTTAGTTAAAATATCTCTCCATCTATATCTACCATCTGAAAATAAAGCGTAATAAGGTATGTTAACTGTTGGTACATTTGGATCACTATATTCTAAATATGTAGAATAGTATTGTAATTGTATTTTTTTATGTGGAGAATAAAAATACCCTTCACAATAATTGTTTTGATTTCTGTTAACACTATTAAATCTATGATTTACTTCACAAATAATTCTTTCACTAATATCTTGAGAATTATAATCAATAATATCTCCAAGAAAAACATCGTCAAACGAATTCACTACACCCAAATCATTTATATTTGAACTACAATCATTAATTTGTCTTATATCGTAATTACTATTTTGCACTATTGTATTTAAACCTGACTTCAATTCACCCCAAAAGATATTATTACCACCTGTTTTATTTTTAACGATTGTTAAATAAACCTCTGTCAATGGTCTGTTTAAATAATCTCTATAATTTGATAAATCAAGATACGAATTTGTATTATAACAAATAACATCATCACTATAATATGTTTTACTAAAAGAAGCGTAGTAAATATCAATATCATTAGGTTTAGTTATTTTCTTAAAATGTCTTAATATATATTGAGATGGTGTATTATTAACTATTCTCTTAAAACTTGCGAAAGTATTTTGTATGGTAGGAGATGGAAAACTTATATTAATTACAAATGTATTATTAGTTCTTCCATTTTGTTCATCACCTATTTTAAATATCGGATATTTTCCGTCATATATAGTACCACCTGTAATTAACACTAAATCACCTTCAACTAATTTATGGTTTATCGGTGTTTCAAATAATGTCATATTTTGACCTCCAAATACAACACCTTGTACACTATTAATTGCAATACCATCTTTTAAATAAACAGGGTAAGATGGGTCATTATTGGCGTTAAAAAATAACGTATCAGAACTACCAGAATATGGGTAAGTAATATCAAAACTCCAATTATCTTTTATATTTTCACTTAATACTAATAAATCACTTCTTTTTGGTTTTAATTCTATATTAACGCAATCATTATTATTATAATAAAACCATCCATCAATTTCATTAATAATATCTTTAGGTGAATTTAAATCTGAACTATTTGCAATTGTACTGACTGTTTGATATGAATCATTACCAGTTATATTTAACAAAACATTTGTCATTAGTTGTTTAATTGAACCTAAAAACATATATTTTTGACTATCGTCTCTTTCATTATCAAATGTTTCTGATTGACTAACTAAACTATTAACTTCATTAAGTGGTAATATTCTATTACTATGTCCGACACCAATATTAATATCAAAATCTCTATTTACCGATTTTTTAGAAATCTGCGAATCAAGTATTTTATATAATCTTTCTACATCACTCATGGTAAGGTAATATTAACACATTTTTCACAATTATTATCATCTCTAACTTTCACACTATAAGTCCCACTACTTAATCCAGTAAATACATATAATGAACTTCCTAAAACAGTTGTTATGTGTGATATTGAACAATTTGGTGCACCATATAAACTATACATATAATTACCAGATGTTGAAGTTCCACCAGCAGCTACACATGTGATACTATAACTTGGACCAGTTCCTCCACCAATTAAGGATAAATTTAATTGCGGTGGTGATGTCATAGTAAATGTCGCACAAGCAGTACATCCGTTAAAATCTTTAACCTCAAGATAATATTGATCCGTTAATGTTACTGGTCTAGTAAATGTTA